ATGATGATTATCGTAGGAAGTTGGAATTGAAAGCAATTCAACGAGCAAATGAACTTTCAACCAATGAAGATAAAATGATAAAAGAATTACACAAAAAACTAAATAACTAAATGTATCAAAACGCATACTTTCACAGAGAAAAGAATTTAGTACATATTTGGGATGATGTAAAGGGATATATGACATTTCCCTATACTCGTTACGCATATGAAAAAGCAGATAGAGGTGAATTCACTACTTTGTATGGTGATACAGTAACTAAGATTTATAAGTTTCAAAAAGATGACCCAAACTTATTTGAATCCGATGTACCTGAAACCACACGAGTTTTAGTAGATACTTATACCGATTCTGATATACCATCGGAAGGGCACGTTATTCTTACTTATGATATTGAGTGTGAGATGACAAGTGGATTGCCCAATCCAGAAAAAGCTACCAATGAATTGACATCAATAGCACTTCATGATTCGGCAACCAATCAATATTGGGTGTTGGTTATGGATAAAGATGGTTTAATGGTGGAAAAAACTACTGATAAGGCAATCGTAATTCCATTCAGAGATGAAAGAGATATGTTAATGAAGTATCTTGAATTATACGAAATGATAAATCCATCCATTGTTACGGGTTGGAATATTGATTATTTTGATACACCGATGTTATATAACCGAATTAAAAGATTGTTAGGTGAAAAACATGCAAATCGTTTATCACCAATAGGACAATGTTTCTGGTCTCCATATAGAAAACGATTCTTTATGGCAGGTGTATCTTATTTAGATTACCTATCATTATATAAAAACTTTACCTACTCTGAATTAGATTCATATAGATTGGATTCAATTGCACAAAGAGAGTTGGGTAGAGGTAAAATTGAATATGAAGGAAATTTGGATATTCTTTTCAGAGATGATATTGAAAAATTCATTGAGTATAACTTAGTGGATGTTGAACTTGTGGTTGATTTTGATAAGAAATTACAATTCATTGATACCGCTAGAGGTATTTGCCACGCTGGACACGTACCTTACGAAGATTTCGTATATTCATCAAAATATTTAGAAGGAGCAATGTTAACTTATCTTAAAAGAAAGAACATTGTAGCACCTAATAAACCTGCAGATAGACAAGAGAGAATGCAAGCTCTTAGAGATAATAATGAAGAAAAGTTTATTGGGGCATATGTAAAAGCACCAATCGTTGGTAAGTATGATTGGATATATGATTTGGATTTAACTTCTCTTTATCCTTCAATCATTATGACTATTAATATTTCACCCGAAACAAAAGTTGGTAAGATTGAAAATTGGGATTCGCAAGAATATATTAAAGGTACTCGTGATAGTTGGGAAATAAATGGTGATTCAATTACCAATGATAAGTTAAAAACATTCTTAGAGAAATCAAAATTCTCAGTAGCATCAAATGGTGTATTATATAGAACCGATGTTGTTGGTTGTATTCCTGATATTTTGGATTTATGGTTTTCACAACGTGTTGAATTTAGAAAATTAGAAAAACAATATGGAGATAGTGGGGATAAAGAAAAATATGCGTTCTACAAAAAAAGGCAATTGGTACAAAAGATTCTTCTTAACTCTTTATATGGGGTCCTTGGCCTTCCTGCCTTTCGGTTTTATGATGTTGATAATGCTACCGCTGTTACCACCACCGGTCAAACGGTTATTAAGAGTACGGCTGATATGGCTAATATCAAATACAATAGAGAACTCAATACGCCTGGCGCGGATTCTAATATCTATATTGATACGGATTCAGTATTTTTTAGTGCGGTTCCCCTTTTAGACCATCGTAAGCCAGATTGGAAAGATAATGACCAAGATACAATTGCTGGTTTTGTAAATGATATCGCTGGTGAGATGCAAGATTATCTTAATAACTTCTATGATATACTTTCTGAAAAGGTATTCAATGTAGATAAAGATAAACACCGATTTGAGATTAAAAAAGAATTCGTTTCCAAAGCGGGTATATGGATTGCAAAGAAAAGATACGCACAATGGATTATTTCAGATAATGGTGTACCATGTGATAGGTTAGATGTAAAAGGATTAGATGTAGTACGTTCATCATACCCAGCAGCTTTTAGAAAGTTTATGGGTGAGGTACTTATTGAAATCCTAAGAGGTGATACTGAAACACAACTTACTGATAAAGTTCATGCATTCAAAAAGGATTTGGTAAATATGGATTATGTTAAGATTGCAAAAGCTGGTGCAGTTAAAAACTTATCAAAGTACATGCCAAAGAAAAAAGACCAAACGGCAATGTTTAGATTCCCATCGGGGTGTCCAGCACATGTAAAAGCATCCATAGCATATAATCAATTATTAACCCACTATGGTGTTCAGAATCAATTTGAACCCCTAAAAGATGGGGATAAGATTAAGTGGGTATATCTTAAACAAAATCCATTTGGATTAGATGCAGTTGGTTTTAATGGTTATAATGACCCACCCGAAATAATGGAATTGATTAAAACTTATATTAATTATGATAAAATCTTTGAAAGAGAGTTACTAAAGAAACTTGAAGATTTCTATGGAGCATTAAATTGGGGTGATGTTATGAGTGACCAAAAGACAGCTGAGAAGTTTTTCTCCTTTTAATTTGGAATATCAAAAAAGATTTCATATCTTTATATGACAATTTGTCAGGTCTACCATCTTTGGTATATAGATTGAACTATAATATAAAACAAAAAAAATAAATAACATGCAAAAAACAAATTTTAGTAACAAGGAAATTAAGAATATAGCAGATTTTGCTATGAATAACAAACAAATTCAAAAGAAACTTCAAGAAAATACAGATTATATTCTTGAACAAGTTAAAAACAATAGATTAAGATAGATTATGACAAAACAATTAAAATTTGATGTAGAAGCAAGAGAATCTCTAAAAAAAGGATTAGATACTTTGGCAGATGCAGTAAAGGTTACATTAGGACCTGCAGGAAGAAATGTTCTATTACAAAAAGGAACTGGTTCACCACATATTACAAAAGATGGTGTATCAGTTGCCAAAGAAATTGAATTAGAAGATGTATTCGAAAACATGGGTGCACAATTGGTAAAGGAAGTATCTCAAAAAACAGCAGATTCTGCTGGAGATGGAACCACCACTGCAACAGTATTAGCACAAGCAATTGCTCAAAAAGGTTTTGAATTTGTAAATGAAGGAATCAATCCAATCACCTTAAAACGAGGTATGGATAAAGCAGTTAAAGTTGTTGTTCAGGAATTAAACAAACAGGCAATCGTAGTTGGTTCTAATAAAGATAAAATCAAACAAGTTGCAACCATTTCTGCAAACAATGATTCTACTATTGGGGAACTAATCGCTTCCGCATTTGAAAAAGTTGGAACCGATGGTGTAATCACCGTTGAAGAATCCAAAGGAATTGAAACTTCAATGGAGTTGGTAGAAGGAATGCAATTTGATAAAGGATATCTTTCAGCACACTTCGTAACTGATACTGAAAAAATGAACGCAGTGATGGAGAATCCTTACATCTTATTATATGATGGTAGAATATCTTCTATGAATGATGTTCTAACCTTATTAGAGGGAGTTTCTCAACAAGGTAAACCTTTGGTAATCATTGCAGATGATGTTGAAGGAGAGGTTCTTGGAACACTTGTAGTAAACAAACTCAGAGGAACTCTTAATGTTGCCGCAGTTAAAGCACCTTCATTTGGTGATAGAAAGAAAGAAATGATGAGAGATATCGCAATTCTAACTGGTGGAACATTCATCACTTCAGAATTGGGTATGAAGTTAGAAGAAGTTACTATTGACCAATTAGGAACTTGTGAGAAAATGACCATTGGTAAAGACTCTACTACTATTGTAAATGGTGCAGGTTCTGCAGAAGGGATTACTGAAAGAATTAATCTTATCAAAGGTCAAATTGAAAACACAGAATCTGATTACGATAAAGAAAAATTACAAGAAAGATTATCTAAACTCGCTGGAGGTGTTGCAGTTCTTTATATCGGAGCAGGTTCGGAAGTGGAGATGAAAGAAAAGAAAGATAGAGTAGATGATGCACTTCATGCAACTCGTGCAGCAGTTGAAGAAGGTATTGTTGCCGGTGGTGGAATTGCTCTATTAAGGTGTTTAGGTGTATTATACGATTTCAAAGAAACACTCGATGGTGAGTTTGAAGATGATAAAGATGGATTGGATATTATTGCATACGCGTTACAATCACCAATTGAACAAATTTTGAAAAACGCTGGATTAAATTCAAGTGAAATTATCCAAGAAGTACTTCAACATTCAGAAAGAATGGGTTATAATGTTAAAACGGGCAAGATTGTAGATATGATTGAAAATGGAATCATTGACCCGAAAAAAGTAACAAGAACCGCAATAGAAAACGCATCATCAGTAGTTGGAATGATACTAACCACAGAATGTATGGTAGTAAATAAACCAGAACCCAAACCATCATTTCCAATGATGCCGGGTATGATGTAATAAATAAATCTAAAAAGATTTGGAACCCAACAAAGTATTTCGTATCTTTGTATCAACAAACAATTAAAAGTTATATTAAATTTAAATTATGGAAAAACAAAAATTAGATGGTTTCATCAATCGATACAACCTCGGTGGTGAAGTAGAATCAGTTATGATTAAATCAGATGGTACGAATCTTACAGTTCGTATGATATCTGATGACAAGACACTTTTGGGTGATGTATCTGTTAAAGATATAGAATTCCCAAATGGTGAGTTTGGTATTTACACAACTTCTCAGTTAAGAGGATTGATGAGTGTATTAGATAACTCAATTAAAGTAGAAGAAACGCCTGGTGCACTTAAATTCTCAGATAAAGGAACTAAGATGCAATATATGTTGGCAGCACCTTCAGTTATCCCAGCGGTACCTGATTTAAAGGCACTACCACCATTTGATACTACAATCACATTAGATGATGATTTTGTAAATAAATTCATCAAATCTAAAGGAGCATTAGCAGATGCAGATACATTTACATTCACAAGTAAAAATGGTGTAGGTGAAATCATCTTAGGGTATTCCTCAATCAATTCTAACCGAATTTCTATTACGGTAGATTCAACTTCTGATGGGGATGTTGACCCAATTCAATTCTCAGCGAAATATCTTAAAGCAATCTTAGTTTCAAACAAAGGTTCTAATACTTCATCTTTGAAGATTTCATCTCAAGGATTAGCACATCTTGCATTTACAGAAGGTGATTACGTATCAAATTATTATTTAGTAGAGATTAAGTAATATGAGTTTTTGGGAAACAGAACCGCACAAACCTGAATTTATATTTGAAGATGAGAAACGAAAACTCATTGAGAATATGGATTACCTTATGACGATGACTGTTGAAGAACAGACATTGTATAAGAAGTGGGTAGAATTGCAAGAAGATTCTATGATTCGTAATAAATCCACAATTGCTTCCCTTTATGATTTACAATGGAAACCAACTGATATAAACAATAAGGAATTGACGATTCAAGAAATTGAATCGTTAGAACCTTATGTTGAAATCGTTGAAGATGATGCAGCCGCATCAACAAAGTGGACACATCTTCGTAGAATGATTCATACAATGAGTTGGACTGCTAACCCAGGCCGTAATGTTAAAATTACTATTAAAGATAGAACTTCCGGTAAATTATTAGGGTTAGTTTCTCTTGCATCCGATGTTACATCAATGGGAGTTAGAGATAACTACATTGGTTGGAGTAAGGATGATAAATTTAAGAAGGGGAAGTTAAATTATACAACTATCGCTTCTACAATTGTATGTACCCAACCTTTAGGATATAATTTTTTAGGTGGTAAACTTACCGCAATGATGACTACTGTACCTGAAGTTAGAGAGTTTTGGAAAAAGAAATATGGACAAACTCTAATAGCAGTTGGTACTACTTCTTTATATGGGATTCATTCTCAGTATAATGGAATTCCACATTTCAAAACGTTAGGTGAATCGGCTGGTAAAATTTCATTAAAACCAGATGATAAGTTTTACGAACCTTGGCATCAATGGATTAAAGAGAATCGTGCTGATTGGTATCAAACTGCTATCACTAATGAGAGAATTCGAAATGGTGAAAGTATGGGTACTGGTAAAGGTGCTAGTGGGCCTGTTAGTGGTATCAAACAAAAAATACTTGGGCAGATATTTAAAGAATGTGGTATCAAACAAACCGCATATCATCATGGATTTAAAAGAGGGGTATATCTTGCAATGATGTACGAAAATGGACCTGAGTTTCTTCGTTCTGAAATAGAAGAAGATAAATTGGTTATGAAGAAAAAGTTTGAAGATGGTACTGATTACATCAACAATTGGTGGAAGAAGCAAGCAATCAAACGTTACTCAAAACTACATGATGAGGGTAGGTTAAAACCAGACCATTTGTATTATATAGATGCAATTGGAATGGGTTGGGAAGAAATGAAAGAAAAATACCTACAAGAAGTAGGAAGATAAATTAAAACAATAAATTATGAACTTACAAGAAGTATGTGCAAAGTACAGAATTTCAGATGCATATCTGAATTCAAAAGATGATGGGTTATTAGTAGCAGCAACATCTATTCAAGATTTAATTAAAGAAATTAATACATCTGCCGTTAGAGGTATTGATGAAAACCGAAAACAATCCATAGTAACAAAAATGGAGAAGTTGGTAGATTTCCTTAAAGATGTAAAAAACTCAGGAGTATAAATGGCATTTTTTGAACAAACTGAAGAAGAAAAAGTAGATAACTCCCTTTGGGTGGAATCATACAGACCTACTAAGTTAGATGATTACGTTGGTAATGAACATCTTAAATCTAAAGTTGAAGGTTATTTAGAAACTGGTGATGTTCCTCATTTACTTCTTTATGGTAGAGCCGGTACTGGTAAAACTACATTAGCTAAATTGATTGTAAAATCGGTAGAGTGTGATTATATGATTATAAACGCATCATCTGAAAACAACGTAGAGACAGTTCGTAATAAAGTAACTAACTTTGCATCATCCCAAGGATTTAAGAAGTGGAAGATAGTTATTTTAGATGAGTTTGATTATATGACTCAAAATGCACAAGCTATCCTTCGTAACTTAATGGAAACATTTAGTGGTCATTGTAGATTTATTCTAACATGCAATTACGTTGAAAAAGTAATTGACCCGATTCAATCTCGTTGCCAATCATTTCAGATTGTACCACCAACCAAAAAAGATGTAGCAGTTCAGATATCTAAAATACTTACAAAAGAGGGTATTGAATTTGAAGTTAAAGATTTGGTACCAATTATAGATGCAGGATATCCTGATATTCGTAAAATCATAAATACCTGTCAATTAAATTCCAATAAAGGTAAACTTCAAGTAGATACTAAGGATTTATTGGAGAATGATTATAAGGTAAAGATATTAGAACTTCTTAAATCTAAAGATGACCCGAGAAATCGATATATGAATCTACGGCAAACTTTGATTAATAGTAAAGTAACTGATTTTACAGAATTGTTTACATTACTTTATGATAAAGTTGATGAGTTTGGTGGTGATAATGTTGGTAATGTTGTAATTGCATTATCACAAGGACAGACAAACCACTTCCATTCAATTGATAAAGAGATTGCAATGGCTGGATGTTTAACTGAAATTAATAGAATGATATAATGGCGGCAACCCTATTTGACCACATAAAGGCGATTACCAATATCCAAGATAAAAAGTATTGGGATAAGTTAGATGAAAGTGATAAAAAAACTTGGTCAAACTATATGGTGTTTCGTTTCCTTTCTATGAATCCAGATTGGGTAGAAACCATTGCAGCATTACAGCCAGCACTTCAAGAAGTACCACCAAAAGCACTTTATCTTGCTTTAATAGATTTCTTGCCAAAGGGTAGGCACTTTTTGAAATATATGAAAGGTAAGGATGATGATAAATATGAATCTTGGTTTATTGAATTGGTAGCTAAACATTATGAGGTTTCATTAACCGATGCATATGATTATATTAAGATATTCTATTCAACTAAATCGGGTAGAGAACGAATGAAAGAATTATGTGAAGATTACGGAACCGATACGAAATTAATAACTAAATTAAAATTAAAGTTATAATGGATAAATACACAATAACTTTGGAAGATTATCAAACAACAATGGAATATACCACATTATCTTCCAACCCAAACATTCAGTTTACACAAACAAGTACAAACGATAAATTAGAAAACAATGAGTAATTTTAAACCATTAGGAGATAGAATTTTAGTAAAAACAGAATCTCAATCAGAAAAAAAATCAAGTGGGGGAATTATCTTAAATGATTCCGTAATGAGAGGACAACTTGTAGAAGGAAAAGTAGTTTCGGTAGGAACTGGTATCTTTTCTCAAACAGGTGATAGGATTCCTATGACAGTAAAAGTAGGTGATACTATCTTATTTAAAAAAGATGGTGGGGGTGAAACAATAAAATTAGAAGGAGAAGAATTCATGTTATTTAGAGAACATGAATTGATTGGCATCCTTTAACGAAGTACTTTGGGTATGTAGAGATACCTATTGTATATTAACAATTAATTTAATCAAAACAAATTTTTAATTATGAAGAAACTATTTTTAGTTGGATTGATGTTACTCACATCAATCGGTGCATTCGCACAAATTACAGGAAAAGTAGTAGAAGCAGGAACAACAAGTGGGTTACCTGGTGCAACGGTGGTTCTTAAAGGAACAACTAATGGTACCACAACCGACTTTGATGGAAATTTTACCATTGATGTAGGACAAGGTTCCACATTGGTTATATCTTTTCTTGGATTCCAATCACAGACAGTATCGGCAACAACTAATCTTGTTGTTCAACTGGTGGCCTCTACAACTCAACTTGAGGAAATTGTACTTACTTCTGGAGTAATTGACGTAGCAAAAATACGTGAAACTCCAATTGCAGTATCAACCATTTCCGCCGCAGAGATTGCGTTAAAAGTAGGGAACTTAGAATTCCCAGAAGTTATGAATTCCACACCAGGAGTTTATGCCACTAAACAAGGTGGGGGATATGGAGATTCTCGTATTAACCTTAGAGGATTTGACCAAAGAAATACCTCAATTCTTATCAACGGACAACCAGTCAATGATATGGAAAATGGTTCTGTCTATTGGTCTAACTGGCAAGGATTAACTGATGTAGCATCTGGTATCCAAATCCAAAGAGGATTGGGTGCATCTCGTCTTGCAGTTCCTTCCGTTGGAGGAACTATTTCTATTTTTACCAAAGCAGCAGAAAAAGACCAAGGTGGTTCTCTTGCACAAACTATTGGTAACGATGGTTATTCAAAAACTGTTGTTAATTACAATAGTGGTAAAGGAGATAATGGTTGGGCATACTCCTTACTATTATCTAAATGGAGTGGAGATGGTTATATCTATGGAACTCAAGGTGAAGGAACAACTTACTTCGGTGCAGTTGGTTACGCACCCGAAGGTTCAAAACATTCTTTAAACCTTTCTGTCTTAGGTGCAGGACAATGGCACCACCAAAGAACTTCTTGGGTATCTATTAGAGATTACCAAAACTTTGGTAAAGACCATAAAGAAGGAATTGATAGAAGATGGTCATCAGATGCAGGTTTCTTAAATGGAGAAGAATTCAATATGAGAAGAAACTTCTACAACAAACCATTAGCAACTTTCAATTGGGATTTCCAAATCAAAGATAATCTTAAATTAAATACATCTTTATACGCATCTGCGGGTAGAGGTGGAGGAACCGGTCCTCGTGGTGGAAACTTTAGAAACGCAACCATTGATAATTTCCCTTTCAATATCGATTTAACGGAACACTACAACAACAGAAATCGTGGTACTCGTGATGCAAATGGATTCATTAACTATGATGCAGTAATTGCACATAATCAATCAATTACTCCTTACACCGGTACTGTTGGTGGATTAGCCGGACAACTAATCGGTTCTAACGGATTTAGAAACGATGGTGTAAGTAGAGAAGTTCTTGTAAGAAGAGCATCTATGAACTCTCATGACTGGATTGGTGGAATTTCTAATTTAGAAGGCCAATTTGGTAAATTTAGAACTTCTATTGGAGTTGATTTACGTTCTTACAAAGGATACCACTATCGTGTTTTAAATGATTTAATGGGATTAGATGGTTACTACTCTACGGGTAACAAAAACTCTGCTGGTCAAATTATCAATACCTTAATTGAGGCCTCACCCTTTAAAAACACTGGTATTAGAGGACCAAAAATCGATTACTATAACAATGGTATCGTAGGATGGCAAGGTGTAAATGGTTTAGTTGAATATTCAGATAAAGAAAAATTAACTGCAGTATTACAAGGCGGGTTATCTAACCAATCATTCCAAAGAGAAGATTTCTTTGACCAACCACAAAATCCAATTTCTGATACTCAGAATCAAGGTGGTGGTTATGTTAAAGGTGGCGCAAACTATAACCTTAACGAAAAATCAAACGTATTTTTCAACGTAGGTGTAATTTCTCGTCAACCACAATTTGATGCAGTATTTCCTAACTTCGCTAATAACATTAATGATGATTTAGAAAATGAAGAAATCCGTTCAGTAGAATTGGGATATGGTTTTATTGGTAAGAAAGTTTCTTTCAATATAAACGCATACTCTACCTCATGGGGTAATAGATTTATCACTACTTCATTATTTGGAGCACAAGGTGACCAAGGAACTGCACAATTTAGAGATGTAGATGTACAACATAATGGTGTTGAGTTTGAAGGAACCTACAACCCAACATCTCGTTTAAAATTAAAAGGTATGTTATCTGTTGGTGATTGGAGATATACAAAAGATTTCACATCAGAAATATTTGATGCAAATCAACAATCAGTTGGTACAGGTACTCTTTACCTAAAAGATGCTAAAGTAGGTGATGCTGCACAATTAACGGCAAACTTATCAGCAGATTACAGAATTGGTAAAACAAATCTTGATGTATCTTATAGATTCGTAGATGAATTATACGCAGATTATAACATCGTTGATGATGTGTTTAAATCACCAGATAACTTAGGTGCAGTTAAACTTCCATCATTTGGATTAGTAGATGCAGGTATTTCTACACGATTAGGTAAATTCTCATTGAGAGTAAACGTTAATAACGTACTTGATACTGTTTATATTGCAGAATCGGAAACTAACATTCACACTACCGCTGGCTCTACCACGTGGAATGGTGTAGATGTGAATAACTCTGTATGGTTTGGGTTCGGAAGAACTTGGAACACTTCATTAAAGTACAGATTTTAATCTAACTTATACTTAAATTAAGGGAAGGGTAATTCCTTCCCTTTTTTATTATACATTCTATGTCTAAAATAATCAATCTCTTTGGTGGTTCTATCATAGGAATTGTTGGTATTGATAAGGCATTTGAAATGAAAACTAAAAAATCCATAATGTATTCTGGCACAGGTAATCCAATGTTTGGTAAA